GTACTATCCTGTACAACACTATTCTTTAATTTAATTTGAATCGACATAGTTTACCTAGACTTAACTAAAGGATACATCAATTTAGTAAGTTCCTCCACTTAATGCAGAAACATTTTGAAAAGAGCCACCAGATTGTAGTACTAATATTTGACCTGTAGTTGGGCTGCTGATAGTAACATCAGATAAATCATTTAAACTGGAGACACTACCAGGTCCAGATAAAGTATCAATTCTATCCCAATCATTCAATCCCATACATAAACACCAATCCCCTGCATCAAAACTTGTTGCTGGTACAACGGCTGTTCCATTACCAGGAGTTACACAAACAAAATAAGCACCAGTTAATGCTGCTGTACCTGCTGGTATTGCATTGCCTACACTAAAACCTGCTGATACTCCGAAGGTTGTAAGTGTTACTATCAAACCATTTGTTGCGTTAAATGTACCGCAGAATCTAAGGTTTTCTTCTGATAATCTTCCAAAACCAACAGAGAAAAAGCTGTTACCATTAAATATTCTTAATTGTCCTGTAGATTCTTGTAACCAAAACACACCAGTTGGCAGGTCAGATATATCAGGTGATGCTTCTTGTATAAATCCAGTAGATAAGTTTGCCAGCTTATCCATAGTAATTGCATCGTTAGCTACAAAGTTTGTGCCAAACGTACCAGTAGTAATTTTTGAAGTAGCCAAGTCAGGAATATCACCAGCAGCAAGAGTTGTTCCAGCAGTAACAATACCTTGAGCCGATACTGTAACTTTTGGATATGTACCTGCTGTTACACCACTATTTGCTATAGATAAAACACCTGTACCTGAAACTGCTAAAGGAGCAGAAGCAACTGGTATTGATACAGCACCAACAGCAGAAGCAGTAGCAACAGGTAAATCACCTGCTGCTAAAGCAGCTGTTGATGTTATTAATCCTTGATCGTTAAAGGTAATTCCTGACCTAGTCGCACCAGTGACAGTATTATTTATTGATAATGCACCTGCTGCTGTAACAGCTAAACCACCTGCTGCTGGAACGCTTACACCTCCAACTGCTGATGTTGTAGCTTCCGGTATGTCACTCGCAACTAATGCTGCTGTAGATGTTATTAATCCCTCTGCGTTATATGTAATACCATTTCTAGCAGATGCTCCTCCTGTTACTGCATTATTAATTCCTAAATTACCTGATGCTACATTTAATGATCTATCAATATTAGATGTATTTAATTTAGCTGCTGTTATAGTTCCATCTGTTATTTTTGTACCTGAGACACCTGAGATCTTACCATCGGTAACAGCAGAATTAGCTATAGCAGCCGTATCAACAGCATTATCAGCCAATTCACTAGAACCAACTGCATCAGCAGCAATTTGTGTAGCAGTTATTGTATTATCAGCAATCTTGGCAGCAGTAACAGCATTTGCAGCTAATTTTCCTGTAGTTATATTTAAATCTAAAATTTTTGCAGTTGTAACAGCGTTAGATGTAATAGCTGCACTATCTACTGCGTTATCAGCAAGTTCAGATGCTCCAATAGCATTAGCAGCAATATTACCAGCAGTGATAGTGTCAGAAGCAATCTTTGCTCCTGTAACAGCAGTATTGGCAATAGCAGCAGTATCTACTGCATCATCCGCTAATTCATTTGCAGTTACGGAATTGTTGGCAAGTTGTGTAGAGGTAACAGAAGCAGAAGTAAGTTTTGCTCCAGGAATATCGCCATCACTAAAATTTGTTTTAACAAAAGTAACAGCACTATCAGCTATTTTTGCAGTTGTAACTGCTGTATTAGCTAACTTACCTGTCGTTACATTTAAATCTGTTATTGCTGCTGTATCTACCGCATTGTCTGCAAGCTCACTAGAACCTATGGCATTTGCTGCGATCTGCGTAGCTGTGATCGTATCATTTGCTAATTTTGCACCAGTTATTGTTGTATCTGTGATTTTTGCATTAGTAACAGCGTTATCAGCTAAAGTGGCAGTAACAATTTGTCCTACAGACAAAGGATAACTAAGTGCTGTAGCTGGTATAGAAGCATTATCTACTAATCCAAAAGCACCTTGTACTAAGTTTTTTGCAGTTATTTTTTTCGTTTCTGTTGCACTGACATCAGCAACCGCAATTGGGTCTGCTGCTTGCAGTTGGGCTGAACCTAATTCTGGTAATTGTGTAATCTGTAGATCAGCCATGTCAAGTCACTTTTAAGTACATCATAAATCTTATTTTAAGGATCTTCAAGTAAAATACCATTTCCATCCTCTTGCAATATCTTATCACTACTTTCTAATAACAAGAACGAAGGTGGTACTCCGTTATGTAACCTAATCTCACCATTAGTTATAAACTCTATTCGTGCTTCTACCAAACCACTTGCAGGTACATTAATAGCTACATTAGTTACTACGCACATTGATTGATACCACACACTATTTGTAGTTGCACTTGGATCGTGATATACATAAAATCTTCCTTCAAAATCTGCTCCCTGCTGCATCCGTACCAATAATTGACTTAAATAAACAGGAAATTCTGGACTTGCAAATCCAGGAGTATCATTCTGAAAATTTCTATGCTGCCATATTGTCTGTATTGTTCCCTGTCCTGAAATAAGACCATTTTCATACTGTTGCCTAAACTCTGCTCCCAAATTAGTAACATCAACTGTATCTCTTGTTGTTGTAATTTCAAACTCAGTAATTTTTGCAAGTGGTCTGAATCTAGTATTTCTGGTACGAATTAGTATATTTTTTGTAGAAGATGGTGCAGTTAGTGTAAGTGCATCTGTTACTTCACCAGCTAATGCAGAGGCAAAAGTATTATATAACCTAATTCCACCCATATCATCAATATGAATATATTTACGAAGATCAGGAAAATTATGACCAGATAATAATTCTAAATTGCTTCCGTCAACAGTTTCTATTTCAACCTGATCTCCTGTAATTAACGATCCACTAACATTATCAACAGAAAATCTTTTCTTAGTTGTATTTACATCAGCAGGGTCTAAAGATGTTCCTATTTGAGAATTTAAGGCATCACGTTTTAACTCAATAAAACCAGTTGATCCAAAATAAATAGACATTTACAAGACAAGGCCAGTAGGTGCTCCATTTACTTCAAAACTAATATCTGCTGCCGTTACTTCTCCTACAGCACTTGTCATAGTCATACTTGTTGGTTGGGCTGCAAATTCAATAAACCTACCACCAGTAGAACCATCTTTTATTCTTAATTTAAATATTAAGTTCTCAGAACTTTCAGCATTAACTGCATCAGCAGAGCCGCTACCTGTTTTTATCATGCTATTTATTAATGTACTTAATGTACCAGAACCTCCACCAGCAGTTTGTTGGTAATAATAAACACTTGCATTACCTGTATAACTTCTTATTCCTGGAATAATAGTTCTATCAGTATCTTCTAATGAAACAGTTTCTAACACTGCTTGGTTAAAAGTAAAAGACCATGATCTGACTCTAGCGACTTTCGTGCCATCTATCAGTAGTTCGCCTTCTTTACCAGAATAAAAGCCAGCCATCGTTTTAGTTTAATTTTAAATACATTCTAATCCCCATCGAGGCAAGCGACAAATTTACACTGCACATTTGATCTGCCAGGTTTGACACTTGTAACAGTAGGAGGACCATCAAATCTATATCTTAACAGAGTATTTCCAGAACCATCTCTCGCTCCGAATTTATCAAATAAACTACTATCTGTTGTAGGAGGAGGGGTAATTCCTGTAAGTCCATCATTGCCACTAAAATTAATATAATCATAAACACTATTTACAGTTTCATATAAATTTAAAATTTGATTAGCTTCTGAATCTGTAATATTTGTAAATCCTAAAGTAAGTTTTGCATCTACTTTTTTATTTCCATATCTAAGTACAGTTTTTGCACCATTTTGTGCAACAAATTCTACCTGTGGATATGTTCCAGGAGTAAAAGTTCTAGAAGAAGGTTTTATAGATGGAAAATTTTGACTATTTGCCATTATAAGGCCCTAAAATCTGTTTCAATATAATTTATTGTAGCAAGAGTTCCATCAGATAAAAGAGGTGCATGACTTGCTGATACTTCTATTAAACCTTCATCTGTATATGTAATAGATTCAGTTTTATACAACCTGTTAGATTCAGTTGTTTGTTTTACTGTAAAAACAGATCCATGTAAATTAGAGTTTGTAGTTCTGCCATTTACAACATTTAAAACAGCTTCTCCAACTTCTTGCGTTCCAGGTTTCCAATGATAAATATTCACATTGGTTAAACTATTATTACCAACACTTTGTACAACTCCATCAGGAGATATTACACCATTTTCAAATCTACTGGTATGAGTAGCTTCTGAAATAAATCTTATATAATCACCAGGTTTTAAACCTAATGCAGCTTGTGGTGTAGTTTCAAATTTTATACCATGATCTACTTTTTCTCTAATTTTTAAAGCGTGTTTTAAAAATGTTTCAGCGTGTTCATCGCTAGTACAAAAATCAGACATATCAAAGACTTCTACAGGGAATTTTTCTTCTATGATATTTTCATCATCATTACTTATAGTTAAAGTTTTTGATAAGGTTTCAGGAAATCCATTTGGTATTTCTTTTCTAAAATAAACAGTACCTATAAAATTTTGACGTTCTTCTGGAGCTAAAAAACTAACCTTAAGATTTCTTGTATTACCATCTGTAAATAAAGCTCTAACTGTTGGCTTTTGTGTTTTTATTATTTCAAAATTATTAGAGTCAAATGGAACAGAAGGAAACAGTGAAAACTTACCACCAAGAATTGTAAAATCTAATAAATTAAATATTGCATTTTGATATATAAACTCTCTTATGTTTTGTTTATCAGTAATAACTCCATCCCAATAAAATCCATTAGCTTCGCAAAACTTAGCTGCGATTGTCATTCTCTCCTTATCAACAGATGAAACACCAACAAGATCAGCTAATCCAAATTTTTTATTAGTTAATAACGCATAAACTATTTCTGGAAACAAATTAGTCGGACCAGTTGTATTATTTATCAATCTTTCAACTTTTATACCTTGCTTAATATATGCAGAAAATTGTGAAAAACTATTCCATTCCTTAGAACTGCTAAGACGTAGTGCAACATTAGCAATACCAGCTTGTTCAAATTTATATTGAGGTGAGTTAATGGTACTACTTTGTTCATTTACATAAACAATTTCATGTTCTGGTCCGTCTTGATGACTACTACGTTCTGCATCATATTGGTAGTAATCTGTTATTGCATCAAAAGGATTTAAGTTTTTTCCTTCGGGCCAAGGTTCTGATACAAACTCACTAAAATCAGTAACAATATCAATATTATTTAGTCCTGGAAAATTACCTGTAGCTGGAATACTTATAGTATCAGTATCTCTATAACCACTACCTCTTTCATTTATTTCCCATCTAGCACCAGCGTAATCACTTGAATCTACTTTATTATATACTTTAAGATTAACAGTTAAACCTGTTCCACTACCACTTGTTGAAGTTGCAATATTTGTATGAACAACTGGATCTACGTCAGCTTCTTTCATCTCATATTTAATCATTCCATAATACTTTCCTGGTTTTAAAGGTTTTCTTCTTCTTGTTTGTTCAACAATAAAAGGTCCAGCACCATATCTAAAACCATCATCACGATCTATATATGGCTGTTTATAAGGATCACCTACTGTAATACTATTATTTCCTAAAGGATCATTTATTGTTCTATTTCTATTACCAATAAACTCGGTCCAATACGGATGATTTTTTTGATTTCCCCATGACCATCTACTGCTATAAGTAGTTTGATGATGAATTAATGCACTACTCTTACCTTTTGTTACATCACTTTCCGATGGTACTCTTCTAGCTACTTCAATCCATCTTGTAGACCTTGGTATAAAACCATCAGCAGTTGTTAATAATTTATTAATTTTTCCTCCATCCGTGGCGGTCGGTAAGTCACCCAAAAACCATTCGGTATTTGAAGCATCACCACTTCTTAGATTTTCTTCCGAACCTTTAAAAAATACATCAAATTTTTGTTGATTAGGTTTTGCTTCGTAACTTAATAACTCACCAGAAGCACTTAAAATTCTTATAGGATTATTTCTATCAATAAAATCTCTTTTTACTAAATTACCAGGAAAAGGTATAAATCTAAATTCAAATTCTTTTCGAGGACTACTGTAATGGTTAATTCTTATAAAATTATATTGTGGTTGAGGTGAATTACCTCTAACACCAAAAGGTACTCCTTCATCTATATAATTCCAATCTGCTTCATTAATACCTGCTTCTCTTGCTTGTAATCTAAAAAAACTATATCTAGTAAGATATTTACTCATTCCACCAAGAGATATACTGCCATCATCATCGTTGTATCTTTTTACAACTCCATCCTCTGTATCAGCATTTACTGTATTCGTACCAACAGCACCAGGATGACTATTTACATTAGGAAAACTTGTTACCTGTTTAAATACTTTTGATTTCAAACCAATTTCTGTTACATCACAAGCTTTACTATTACTGATCGTACCAATAGCTACCTTTTGTAAGGTTAGTAATTGATACCCTGTGTGTGCTCCTTTTAGACCATCTTGTCCTGTTCTAATATCTACAACTCCAGATGTATCTACAAGAAAATCACAATCTTGATAATGTTTAGATGTCCATAATGGTCTGCTTTTTTTAGTGCAAATTACTAAAGCAGAACCAGCTAAATATGATTCACCTATTTGAATAGCATCGTCAGCTTCTTCTCTAGAGGCATCAACAGCAGATTTAATATCTTCTACACCCCAAGGATCAAAGTTCTCGCCAAATTCTGTTTCTGGATCGTGGTCAGAAATAGCATATCTAATAGTTTGTCCTTCATTTATGGTAATTTTTGTGTGGTTTTGTTGAACACCATCTATAGAAAATAAAGAAGCATATCTCGGAAAATTAGTTCTAAGTTTTCTTCTTTTTGTATCTATATCTCTTTTATTTTGATCTTTTAGATTTTTTTGTTTTAAAACTAATTCATAAGGAACTCTATATCTCATACTATTTGGCATTGGTGAATAAACACCAAATTGTGTTTGCGTATTAGGTGTTCTTGTTCCACTTACAATAGTATCTGTTTCTCCATTATTCTGATCCCAATCAACAGCAATAATATCTTCAAAAGGAGGACCTTGAGTTTCACCTGAGTTTTGTGGTCTGCTATGTTCTCTTTCTAAAGTTCCCTCTGAATATTTTTCTGGCCCTTCCTGTGGCCTTCCACCATCTGTCATTATATATAAAGCTAATTTTTTATTTATATAATTTTTAAGTAACAAATCGCCTATTGCATAACCTGCAAAATCAGGTTTAGATGCCAAATCACCAAGACTAATCATAAATAAAGCTTTTAACTGTTGTCCTGAACCAAGACTTAACATTTGTGACCATAAAAGCCTTGTATTAACACGAATACCGCCATAATATATTTTAGAATCTCCATTAATTTCAGTTTCTTGTTTAGTAAATACTAAAGGTATGACTTCTCCAAGTCTTGCTAATTCTTGTACTGAATTAAATCCTGTCTGTGGTGCGAATCTTTTAGGACCAGTTTGACCAGCAGTTGTAAGACTAGGAGGAGTTTTTGGTGGTCTAGGTTTTGGTGTTAATAAAACAGAAACAACTGTAAGAATAACCCCAAAAACTATTTGACCAAAAGTTGTTAAAGCACCACTAGCTGTAAATAATGCTGGAAAATTTACAACATAAGGTAAATTATCATATTCTTTAGGTCTTTTTCCGTTAAAAACCTGTGTTAATTCTAAAAAATACCAATATTCATCTTCTGTTATACCTACTGTTTCACATAATTCGATTTCTGCGGGGAGTAACACCCTACGACCTCCAGGCCGTCTAAAGGACTCCATCTTACCTCCGATTCTCCGCAGTTTATCCATCCTTCCTCGTAATAAACAGCAAGACCAAATCCATTCTTAGATTTACATAATGCAACTGTACCTATATTAAACTGTTTTGTCTCGTTTCCCCACTTTTCAAGTTCTTCTTTAAATATATCAAAGTCTTTTTTCCTTACTCTTCTATACCAATCTCTAGTAGGTTCTGGTGAGTTTATACCATAATGTTTTAAAACTGTTCGTGCTAAAGACAAACAATCTACTGCATGATGTTTTATAGGATCAGCACCTAATCTATAAGGTAAACCAATAAGTTGATGTGGCTTCATCTATTTTGAATATCACTTGTTACAGGTAGTTTACCAACAACTTCAGTAGTTAAAACTAAACTAGGCACGTTACTCCCAACAGAATCTATAGCACTACTTAGCAAAACTTCTACAACTTCTGGATCATAAGATAATGAAGCAGCAAGCCATGTATCTGTTGTTAAAGTATTTGTTATATTATCAATATCATTATTATCAGCAATACACACATTTACTTCTACAAAATATTTGTTAAGAACAGCCTCTTGTGCTTTTGCCATACTTAACGGATGATTACCCATTATTAAATTAGACTCAATATTATCTCCTGATTTATTAATAGTTGTGCCTTGATAAATAAAAGGTAAATAATGATAATTTTGACCATTAAACAAAATTGTATTTTTTACAGAGTTTGGATCTTCAGATGGTTCTCTTTTGGCATTTTGCAGTAAATGTTTTGTACTTTTATTGCCATTTATATCTAAACTAAATACCTCTACAAAAGTAACTAAAGTTGTAATGCTCATAACCCAAGAGATGCACGTTGACTTCTAGAATTTCTAAGTGTATTTATAGTTTGTGCTTTACCTGCCATTGCACCTTGTTTTGAGGCAGCACCAATAATCTCAGGAACAGCAGATTTTGGAACGTACTCATCACCATTAAAGTTAAGAACAGGACCAGTATATTCAACAACTGTGTTACCAGAAGAACCTGCAACTGTCCCAGAATCACCAGAACCACCTGGGATAACAGCACCACCTCTAGCACCTGCTGAATATCTAGCCATCGCACCATCCATCTTAGAAGCAGGTATAACGTATTCTGATTCACCTGCTTCACCAACTAACCCCATTGTTGGACCGCTTACATAACCACCTGTAGAAAAACTACTCATGGTAGGTACAGCTGCTGGCCCTCGATTAAAACCTGCAAAAACATCACCACCACCACCACTAACTCCACCGCTAAACATATTACTAAATAAGCTACTAAATGCTTTATTTAAGAACATACTTGCAAGTTGTTTTGCTACATCGGCTAATGCTTGACCTAATGTTCTAGTACCATCAATTAACCCCATAACAGCATTTGTCATACCTCCAGCTAATATTCCTTGTATTTGCTGCTGCATAGCTTTTTCTTCAGCTAATAATTGTAATTTTTCTCTTTGAGCAGCATTTCCTTCAACTAAACTTCTTACTTCTCCTTCTCTTTCATCTCCTACTATTGCAACAATATCTCTAATTTGTTTTTCTATTTCTGCTTTTTCAACACCTAAACTTAAACTTTCTTCTAAAAACTGTGATTCCCCTTCAAGTTTTTCCATAGTATTAGTTATTATTTCATCTCTTCTTTTATCTTCTGCTGTCTTAGCAGCAGCTACTTGTGCATCTAATATAGATAATTTATTTTTTCTTTCTTGTACTATTGCTAATTGCTCTTGTTCATTACCTTGAGCTTTAGTTAATTCTAATGCTGCAGTTTGATTAATTAATTGCCTTTCAAGAGTTACTCTTTCTTCATTTAATAATGTACCTCCAGTTTTAATTAAATCTATTCTTGTTTTTAAAATATCTAAATCTTGTTTTGATGTATTAACTGTAGGTTTACCTGGTTTATTTGTAAGACCTAAAACATCTGCTTCTTGAGAAACAAATCCTCCTAATTGTATTGATGTCAAATCACCAACTTCAGCTTTAGCCCTTTTAAGAAGAGATTGAGTTGATCTACCCCCTCCAAGTTGACCAGTAAAAGCTTTAAACTCTCTATCTGATAATCTTGTCTTTGCTTCAATAAGTTGAATTTCTTTTAATATTTTTAATCTTTTTTCTTCAACTGTTAATCCTTTTAATTCACTTGCTAACTGTAAAGCTTTTTCATTTCCAATTGATGATGTTAATTTCTGTAATGCTTTTTCAGTTGATAATTCTTCTTCATTTATAGAAGCAAGAGTTGTAATAATGTTACTTGCATTAGGTCCTAATGACTTAGCTATATCAGTAGCTCCTGGGCCAAATCTACTTAAAGAATTAACAAGCTGTAAAGTCTCATCTTTTGTTGCACCTATTGATTTTCTAATTTCTCCAATATCTCTAGCGGTGATTCTGCTAGTGCCACCAACTGCTTGTAATCTATTATTTAAAGTTGTTAAAGACTTATTAAATTTATTTGATTCAGCAACTGCTTGACCTATTGCAGTACCAACAATAGACAAAGCAAAACCAAATCCACCACCTATCATTCCACCAGCTAATCCACCAAGACCACCACCGATAGCAGCAGCAGGTCCTTGTCCAAATAACAAAGGAAAACCACCACCAATAAGAGCATTACTTAATCCACCTTTTAAACCTTGTCCTAAAGTTCTACCTCCACGGGCTGCTTGTTGTTGATTTATTTTTTTTTCAGCTAAGAGTAAATTATTAGCTCTTATTAAAGCTTTTCTTCTTATTTCACCATTTCTTTCTGCAAATTTTATTCTATCTTCATATGAAGCATTTATTAGTTTCTCATTTTTATTAATACCTATACCTAATTTTTGTTGCCTTTGAGTTTCTTGACTTTGTCTTTTTTGTACATTTAATCTTCTTCTACTTGCCTTATCAGCAGCTTCTTCTAAACCTACAAGTTCTCTCTTTGCTTTAAACTCATCTTCTAATCTTTCTAAACCTCTTTCTTCAAAAGCAGGTAATCTAGGTGCTCTTGTGGCAACTTGTCTTGCAAGTTCTTGATTAGCCATAGCAGCTTGTAATTCAAGATTTCTAGCTCTGGCAATAGCAACACTTTGTGCTTGACTATCAGCATCAGCAATAGCATTACCTCTACCTGCTCTAGCTCCTGAAGCTAAAAAAGAAGCTTCTGATCTTCTTGCATTTTGTAAACTAATAACAGCAGCTTTTTGTTCTGCTAATGCAGCATTGGTATCTCTAAGATTTGTTAAATATTCTTTGGCAGCAACACTTGCTTGTTTTGTTCCTAAAGCAACATTATTTAAATTAGACTTTGAAGCAGATAATAAAGAATTTAAATTTCCTACACTTTTAACTAGACCTTCATTATCTTGTTGAAAGTTTTTTATAAATTGAGCAGTTTGTTGTATTGCTAAACCTAAAGCTCTAGTTTTTTGTTTAGCGGATACTAATTCACGACTACCTTTTAAAGCTATTTCTAATTCTGTTCTTATTCTTTCCACTATTAAAAATAAAACTTTTTTCTATTCTACCTACGTCTGCGAGCTTTTTCTATTTCTTTTTCTTGATCTTCATTTAACACTTGAAAATATGCACTCCAACCTAATATTTCTTCTAAAGTCATTTTTCTTACATCTACAAGTGACATTCCTAATTCTTTTGCAATACTAAACTGCAACATCATTAAATTATCTTTACGCAGTTCAGCACTTAGTCTTTTGGGTCAATAGGCCCTTCTGTATCTTCAATCGCAGCTAATATAAGTTTTTGTAAATCAGAGTTTTTTATTTCATTTTTTAAAACATCAATTTCACCTGTCTGAAATAACTTATCACCATTTTCATCTAAAGCTTTAAGTAACAATAATCTTAATGATAAATCATCTAAATCATCTGTTCTAGATAACTTTTGTGCCCTTTCACGTTCAGCTAAAGTTAAAGGAGCAACCCACATTTCAAATATAGAACCATCAGATAAGGTAACTTCTTTTTTTGTAGGTTGTAAATTTGCAGCTTTACGCAAACGATCAATAGCTCGCATAGTTTTGGTAGATGCCATAAATTAATTATATTTCTTACTTAGTATACTAATGGTTTATAAAAAACTCAACCATTTATGCTGTAGCGAAATCAAATGTAGGCTGTACAGCAGGTCTAAATTCTACGCTTACTGTCTGTGCATCATCAGGGTTAACATTTAATGAAGCAGAAGTTAATGTAGCTTCAAATTCAATAAATCTACTCAACGTATCACTAACAGAACCACCAGTAAATACTTGATCCATATATAGTTTCATAGCTGCACCTACTTGCTGTCTCTGTAGTACATCTTGCACCATACGATTTACCATTGCTGTATCTTCATTTGTAAAGTAAGCAGTAGCAGTGCCTGTACCATCACCAAAACCAGCAATATATTTTCTAAATGGAGTGAATTGTGTTGGAGTGCCACCGATAGTTGTTACATCTATTTCTTCTCTAGATATTTCAAATGTCCATTCTCTAACCTGTGTAACGCTACTGAAATCTGCATAGGCTACCTGAAACTCATTAGGAGATGCTGCTGTACCAACATCAGTAATATTTAATGCTGAACCACCAGAAGTTGCTGACACCTGTAATGCTCCTGTTGTGGCTGTATATGCAAT